CTTATATTCAATCAATAACCAGAGAAGAAATTGAGGAACGGTTAAATTTATAGAAAACTGGACTTTTAACAATTGAAGAAATGCCTGAGATGATGATGGATAGAGCTGAACAAGCAAAGATTGATATACCTGGAGAATTTTCTTTTGTCGGAGTTGTAAAACCTCAGTTTGCACCAAGACAACCAGATAAAACAGACATCAAAGAATCACCTATTTTTGATTTAGTTGAGAAACATGTGACAGAGCCTGCTGTTCTGAGCACAAAAGATGAACGAAATGAAAGTGGAGAATCTCCTTTAGTGAAGAGTTGTGCTAAGTATGGAACTAAGCGTTTGGAACTCCCACATAAGGAATATTCATTTGCAATTCATGAAGTGCGATGTGAGCATACGTTTGATTGGCCAAGAACTGATCAAGACCGAATTCCATTGCGTTATGTTTTGCAAGGAGATGGGGTAGGTTTGAATCCTATCGATTTGAATTCTAGTCCTGGTCATCCTTATATTTGTGAACAACGAGGAAAAGGAAAACATCCATGGATTACTAGGGATGAGAATGATGATATGATAATGAGTGAAGAATTAACATCAGATCTTGAAGAATATTTCTCAAAAGTAAAAGCTGGCATAAGACCTTGGTTAGCTTGGCCCTCTTGTTTAAAAGATGAGAGAGTTTCATTGGAAAAGGTGAAAATAGGAAAGACACGAACTTTTCAGATAAGTAATATGCTTTTTACATTATCGATGCGTGCATTATGTGGTGATTTCATAAATGCATTCCAACGCAATAAATTACGAGGCTACAGTGCTATTGGTATGGATTGTGAATCTATAGAATGGTCTGACTTACTCAACCGCTGGAAGGCTGTTGGGAAAAGAGGATTTGATGGAGATTTTAAATCTTATGATAGTTCATTGTATGCCAGAGCTATTGGTGATTCTATGGAACTAATTTCAGATTGGTATGATTTATATCGAGAAAGTTATAATGTCCAGTTCCATAAAGTGGATTTCACTTTGACAAAGCAAGACGCACGTATGATGAGACGTATCCTGGCAGATGAACTCATTCACACTAATGTATTATCCTTGAACTTAGTGTTGCAAAAACATCAAGGAAATCCATCAGGAAACCCTCTCACTGTAATATTGAATACAATGGTGAATATGATTTACATAAGAACAGCTTTTTATGTTTTACATCGTTGTGAGATAGGCTTGTTTAACAAGCATGTGTGTTTAATAGCATATGGTGATGATAACGGAGTCTCAGTAAGCAGAGTTGTTGAAGAGACTTTTAACTTTACAACAGTTAGTAACGTTTTTGCTTCCTGGGGATTGATCTATACCCCTGCTGACAAGAGTAATGTCATATTATCACTAAAACCGATAAATGATTTGCGCTTCTTGAAACGAACATCTAGGTGGAATGGATTTATGTATGTCCCAAATATTGACCTGAATACAATCAATGA